ACAACGAATGTGCCTTCGGAAGCATTATTGTTGGAGGCCAAGTTAATATTGAACGACAGGTTTCTATTGCCAGGGGTCAAAACAAAGGTAGTGCCATGCAGGGATGTGGACGTGAACATGAAATTAATGTCACGATACATCCGGTTCTCGGCATACACAATCATAGATGGCAGTACGATTTGAAACGCCGGATCAGTAGATTCCACAACGGCCATCGTGGCAATCTGCTGGACATAGCTGGTCGTGCCAGCCACAGTACCATTATATGAAAGCCCAGCAGTCATGGAAAGCTCCTTAATATATCGACTTTAACACTATTCAGCGCGTGTTGCACCATCCATCACGGCGGGCATTATTTTCCTTAACCTCTAGAATGGTTTGGTCGGTATCTTTCTGAGACCAGCTGACATTTTTCCAAACGATGCAAGCCGATTTATTTGTCGCGCTCGTGCTTATCGTGCTGGCGCAGCCGGTCAGGAGTAAGGTCGAGAGCATCAGAAGCTTTAAGGGCATTTTCAGTCCTCCGAAGAACATCAGATTGGGCCGCAGCCTCTATCCCAGCAACTGCATCAGACCGGATTTTCCAGTAAATGCTGCTCAGGATAACCAAAATAATAACGGCACCAGCGATATAACGTCCGATTGGGGTAAAGAGGATACTAAGCACCATCTCTCTCCATGCTTTGTTTGCGCCAGTACCAGATGGCCGAGCCAATGATTATGATCGCCAGAAGGATGAGGAACGTGATGTTCTGGAACAAGGAAACAATCTGACTGGTTGTATCTGCCGCTTCCTGAACTTGTGTCACAACGTCCTTAACCGCACCAATTGACGCCAAGCCGCCGATCGCAATGGCTGCATTGCCCTGTTTGCTTTGGGACATGGTCCGCGCCGGAACGGTATCTGGTGCTGCCCGCGCCTCCTCTGGGTCTTCTTCCGCAACGCCCCACATGGCAACTTCCGCCTGACGACGGCGAACGAGGCCGGGAAGAACCTTGCCTCCACCCCGTGTCCACTTCAAAAGCTCCCCTGGAACCCTGTCAAATTCCTCTGCGTTGACCCGTTTCATCAAGGTGCTGGTTTTCAAAACACCGGGGCCGATATTGTACGCTAGGTCTACCAGCACATCAAACTGGTTTTGAGACAATGGAACTTTGACCATGCCTGTAACAGCGGCCTCAAACTTCACAAGGTCCATTGCAAGGATAGCATCAGCCTGTTTTTGGGTGATTGTCATGCCCGCGGCTACGTCAGGATGTCCAGCCGCAGTAGTGTGTCCGTACCCAATCGTCCACACCTTGGCTGGGCATAGATACGCCCTAAGCTTGCAGCCCTCAAAGGGCTTAAGGAGCTTGTCGATACCGTTTTGAGACATCTTCATTGGACGCTCCATTTTATCCGACCAAAACCGCATATTTGGCCATTATTACTGCCCCTTATGGGAAATCATCGCATCTTTGATGTTATCAAGTTTTGTAAACAACATGGCAACAACAGTGCTAAATTCTTCTCTCGTAATGTATTTTCCGGCAACCAAAACTTCGATTGAAGCAACCTTTTCAGCTAATTCCTTGTCTGCTTTCTGAAGGTCTTTGACTGAGTCCCAAATTGTCTTGAGGCACCAGCCGCCTAGAGTCCCGGCGATCCCCACCGATAGGTTAAACAGCGATTGGGATTCCATATCATCCAGCCTTTTGGACATCGGGGTACATCTCTATCTGAATATACCCCAGATTGCTTTTTAAACGAAGGCCGTCCGCTTCGATGCCTGATGACTTTTTGGGCTTTTTTGACGTACAAATCAGAGTGCAGCCAACAGTTTCCGGCTGGGTCTGGATGATGAGAAACGAGCAGAATGTTCGCATTAAACCAGACTCCATTGCTGCCTCACCAAGTTGTGATTGCCGAGCGTTTCCATGTGTTTGTTGCTGTGCAAACGTAAAGGTAATTGGCGTCCCACGCGATCTGGCCTTGAGTTCCGGTGGCCGATGCTGAGGCTGGTGTTTTTGCGGTGCGAACGCGGATGCTGTCTGAGTTAACATCCAAGCCACTTGTAGTGACGCTGGTCGGTGTAATGGCACCCAAGGTTAAAGTAATGGCGGGGGTTGACGCTGGGTCTGCGACTGACCCGGATACGCCATTAGCAGTCACAACAGACACGGTCGTAACGGTTCCAGCGGGAGACAAATTGGCAATCTGCTGGGAGGTGACGCGGACAGAAGTTCCAGACTGGACAGCCTCAAGCTGCTCTGTGCCAGTAACGGAAATGGCAACGGGGAGGTTCGGGATTTGGATCGCGGCCACGGCTCTACCTCGTCAACGGTTTGAACGCACTATACCCTAATCTCAGAGATTTTCATCCCCTTAACTGCCTGGGTTGACCTTTTATGGCCTAGCCAAGACATGTATATCTAGCCGAGAATTAGAGTGGCCCAGTCGCTGGAACCTCAGTGAAGCCATATGGAACGCTTGGATCATTTATCAGGTAGCCACCAGAGGTGTACGACCCTGAGAATACCGAGGCATTCAGCTTAATGGTGGTCAGGTCTATAACCGTGATGACCCATGAGCCATTGGCCGCAGTGACACCCAGCACTCCACCCACAATGACACGCTGGCCTGTGATGAACCCGCTTGTGTTGACCACTGTCAGATAGATAAAGCCGCCGGTATTGAAGACGTTGGTAATCGTCCGATAGCTGACGGCATTGGGATCGGTTCCAGGGAGCTGGTTTTTGCCACCGGGAGCCTCGCCAGTCTGTTGGGTAACGCGACTATTGGTCGTGGCAGCACTCGCAGCAGTCGTAACGCGGGTATCACCACGCGGGACTGGGATACCGGTCTTTTGGTTAACAGTGTTCGCCCCGGAAACCTGACGGGTGTCGGTCTGGTCCCAAGTGTACGGCTCGACGCGGGGGTTCTGGATCGGCACGGGATCAGCCGGAACGACGATTGCGCGAAGTTGCTGCTGTGGCTCATCGTAGCAACTGCGGCAAACCAGAAGGCGCTTGTTGATCAGGGATGCGCCAGCCCAGTCCATCTGAAAGCTGAGCGTAGAGTGCGTGTAGACAAATGCACACCGATCGCAAACCGCAGCCGCTTGCGGGTTTCTTGCGGAAATTTTTGCTCGGCCCAGTTTTGAAGCGTAACCCATCAATTGGCCTCCAAGTAGTCAAACTTTAAACCACCTACGGTTTTTCGGTTATTTTTCTTTAAGCACAGCTCAACTACAGCGCTCCTTGCGACATTGTATTGTCTAGCGGCCTCGCTTGCTGATGGATATTTTTTTCCGTCACTCAAGCAAACAACCGCTCTGGATAGCTTTGAAGGCCCATTGGAGCTTCGCCCTGTGACGTCCTTGTTATCAACTATTCCAACATAACACAAATTTCTTTCAACACGTTTTCTTTTTTTTGCAGATTTAAGCTCAATGTCTTTTATCATTAAATAGTATTTATTTTTATTGCACATTATTTTACCGTATACAAAATGTAGTTCGTTTGCGCTTCTGTACTTATTGTTGCAAACATCTGAGATGGTGGGAACACTAAGTTTGTAAAATAAGGCAGCCTCCGTGGCGCTATCAAAGACTTTTCCATCCTCCAAGCAGGTAACTTGTTTTCTGTTGTGAGCCAGCAGCCCAGAGGTTCCCTCACCCCCAGAGGTCATATTGGTCAAGTCAACCCCAACGGAGCGCCAAAATGCTATGCGCTCAACTTCAAGACAAAACGCCTCATTCTCAGTAAGGCCAGACATCACTATACGAACATCGATTGCGCAACCATCTCGCGTCACCTTGGCAGCAATTGCCTTGTGGTGAGCATTTCTCTTTCTCATATTGTAGGCGCGATTTCCCTTGCCCTTACCGACGTAAAAGCACTCGTCCCGGTCTGTTCTCCAGTGCTCATACACATAGAAGTTCATCTGTAGTACCCAGAAATCATCGGGGAAATGTATTGTTGCGCGGTTTCGATGTTCTGGTCAGCTGCGATTTGGTACGCTTCGTCGGCTAGGGGCTTCAGGAGGGCGACCTTATCTGGAGCCCAAATGATGGCTAGGCGGGCGGCTAACCCATAAGCAAAGGCTTCATAGAACAAATACGGAATATCGACCGTTGTACCGTTGCTCAGTTCCGAATCCTGCATTTGGGTAACACGGTAATAACTTAGCGTCGTCGGCCCATTATCAGTGTTGGGAACTGGCCACAGCGTTACGGTTGGAGACAGAAGCCTGTCAAACCAGAATACGGTCGGGAAGCCTTGCTGCGTTTTATTTGGATAGGAAGCGTACTCGGTACGGGATACCGGAAGTATAATACGATCCGTATTGCCCCCGCTCTGTGTCGTAGTGACATAAGCATCCAGCATCACAACGGTTTTGGAATCAACTGGATAAGTGGCCTGGCCAGTAGTTAGTGTCGTTGTTACCAGATCAACCTTCCAAAGGTTCACACCTTGGTTTGCAAATCTGGCACACAGCATGTTCGACGCCATGCGTGCTGATTCCATATGCTCTTGAAGCAGAGAAGTGTTTCTCAGGCCGCAAAGATTGTAAGCATATAGGACAATCTCACCGAGGCTTGGCGAAAAATTATACGTTCCTGACGTTGCCATGTAAACCTCGATCTCTGGAGATTAGACCGGCTCCTCAACCGGCGGCACAGGCTCCAGCGCGGGCGTCGGGATGTTCCACGGCAGGGGCGGCGTGACGGGCAGGTTCGTGTTCTGCTGGGCGGCGATAGCCGCGTCGCAGTCAGCCTGAGCCTTGGCGATACCCTCCGGGCCAAGCGCGGTGGCGACCCAGCCGTTAACCTGATCAATTGTGAGCTGGTCGTAGGGCGTAAACGGCGTACCGGCGACGTAGGTCGTGTCAACCGAGCCGTAGGCGGCGGAGTTGTACGTTCCGTCCGTGGCTGACAGCACCCATGAAATGCTGAAGACGACGTTGGTTTCGCCCGCGTACTGCGGGTACGCCGTCATGGAGTTCACGGCCCACTGAAACTGCGTTGTCATTCTGTTGGCTCCACGGTCTGGGCGGCTTTCGCGGCCTGTTCAAGTTTCTCAAAAAGCACAACGGCGGCCTTGGCCCCCTGAATGCCGGTCGCCTTGACCGCAGCGTCCAGCAGGGCTCCGAGAGCGTTGGCTTCTTCGTTGGTAAGCGTAAGCGTGATCATGTCAAACCCCTATGACTGTCCAGTTAGAACCATTGTAATTGACGAGTGCGTATGCTGCACCGCCGCTGGCAACCGTCATGCCGATTACAGGTGTCAGCGCGTCTGACACCCTAGCAATCATGCCCGCCAAGGGAGTGCCGGGAAGTGTCGCAACTGTAAGAGCGCGCACAACGCGAACTGAACCAACCGAGTCAATTGTCAGCGCGTCTGTTAGTCCATTCTGCCCATTGCCTGAGGAAACCGCAGCAGGGGCGGTCTGAAAAATAATGCTGCCCCCAGCGCCCTGCCCAGTACCCTGCGCGCCTGTAATTTTGAACGGGTACGCCGCAGCGGACAGGTTAGGAGTTCCACCCCCGCCAACAATGCTCTGAACGGAGAGCGTCTGGGCTACGGGCGCGGCTGCGTCTGCGGCACCAAGCTGAAGGTTGGCGGCTGCTTTGCGAATAAGGATAGTGTCAGCGGAAAGGCCAAAAAATAAACCTACGCTCGTGCCGTTGCTGTTTACATAAAGGCCGTTATTTGCAGAGACATACCCGCCAAAATCTCCCACATTTGTTGTAAACAATTGACCCGTGCGGGTAACTCTAAACTGACTTGTCCCACCAACCTGAAGGTCCATCAGCAACGACGCGGCATTCGACGCTGTGTTTGTCACATTCAGCTTCAAAGCCGTGGGCGTGCCCGACGTATTCCAAGTCTGGGCAAGGTCCAGAGCGGGCGTAGTCTGCGCCAGTCTCAGGGTGCTGGGGCCGAACGTCGCCACCGTGGCAAGGGCGTTCTGGGCGAAGCCAGTTGACGCCGCTGACGAGGCCGTCTGGATAAGGATATTGCCGGGAACCCCGGTGCCGGTGCTCTGGGAGCCGGTGAGCGTGAAGGCAGCGCCAGCGCCGTCAGTGGTGCCTGCGACGACAGACTGAACGGAGAGCGTCTGAGCTAGGGCCGTGGCTGCGTCTGCGGCACCAAGCTGGAGGTTGCGTGTGCCTTTGTAGGAAATGATGGCGTCGGGCGTCGTGGCTGCGGTTGACGCGGTAAAGCCGATGCTGCTGGCAAATCCGGCGGCTATAGCGCCGCCTCCCAAGCCAAATCTTACGGGAAAATTGCCGGTAAAATTTGGCGCGTAAAAATCAATTGAGCCGTTTATCAACGCGATGCCGTGATAATTCGCACCATTGTATGACGTCGCCGCACTTTTCCAGATGCCTAAATCGGCAAACATTGCGCCATCTTTGACGACACCTGCTTTTGCAACGCCGCCGACTTGAAATTCTACCAAGCGCGACAACGCAGCACTGTTGGCGTTAGAGGTTCCGGCGGCATTAAACGCCATACCCGTAAACGTGACGCCAGAGCTGTTCCAAGTCTGCGTCAAGTTCAGCACGGGCGCGCTGGCCGTCAGCGTGTCCCCCGTCAGCGACGTGGACCCCAGCAGCGTCGTGGCGACAGCTTGCGTGGTGTAGACGGACGGGCCTGCGGCACCCTGACTTTCCGCACCAAAGAGGAACCCCGTCTTTGCTAACGGCGAGGTGGGCGTAAGCGCAAGGGCTTGAAGATTGATGTCCGTCATGTGTTAACCCCAAGTCAAGAAATTGCCGGTGTCCCAGATCAAGTAATTGCCCGCGCCCCAGACGAGGCCGTTGCCTGTGGGGCCGCCACCACCAAATCCACCGAAATAAAAGCCACCACCGAGGCCGAAGCCCGAGCCAATGGACAGGCCGTTGCCTATGCTCAGACCGTTCCCGATGGAGATGCCAGCCATTAGAGGGGCACCGAGCTGCTCTGGAGGAAGGTCGCCGCCACGCTGCCGCCAGTGCTGCTATTGATCAGGATGCGTGCGTAGACAGGTGCGAACATGAAGTTACTCTGCTTCGTCGCCGTCGCGTTCACAACCGCAGTGTCGGACGAGTTCACCCAAGCCACATTGACCGGAGTAACTGGCGTAATTGGGTCATTGGGGTCATTGAGCGTTGTCTGAAGGGTGTAGTCAATCGTGCCGGTAGCGTTGCACTGGATCGAGATCATGCTTGGTGCAAAGGCATCAAAGGAGACCCAGCGAGACCCACCGACACCGGATGTGCCGACCGTGATCGCGCCCGCAGCGGCGGCACTGATCGTGATTGAGGTCACCGTCTTGTAGTCGAGGACGGACTGGGCCGTCGCCGGATTATTCACACCAGCAAGGACTTCAGACACCGTGTTTCCGTTCGCGCCAATGCCGGTGATTGTGAATGTCTTTGCGCTCTCGCTGCCAGCCGGTGTGATCAGGACGCGACGTGGATTATCAAGCGTTGCAACTGCATCGCCATAGATCGTTCCAGAAGAGAATGTTTGGGCGACATTGAGGATATAAGTTCCGATGCCTCCTGTGCCCGTGCCAAAGCCTATGACGGTTGTCCCAGAGGTAATGGCGGCACCAGAGACGGCCATTCCAGGGCTGAGTACACCGCTTGTGACCGCAGAAACTGTCAAGACGTTCCCTGAGATCGCAGCGGTCCCGGCGAACCCATATGTAGCTGTAGCGCCATTGAGCAATAGATTTCCGGCAGCAGCAGGCGACTGGGAAAGGCAAATGGCGGTGACGGACGCGGTGGTAAGTGGACCGGCGGTGACTGTAATGGGCTGCATCTCATTTTCCCTTTTTTGAGGCGCGGACGTTATCGACCAGATTTGGATAAGGGCGTCCAGCGGCCCTAGCCATAGCCTTGGCCGATTGGGCCTGTTTCCGGCTCAAATGCTTCTTCTCGGCATCTTTGGGTGCTTTGGTTTCCCAAAAAGGCTTGTCCATCTCAGCAGTCCCACTTCTTAAGGGCTAAATTTACCCGACTATCTGGATCAGCGGCCTTTGCCGAGCCAGTGAGTTTCCGCTTAAGCCCAGTCATCCTACTACAAAAATTGTCTTTGCGCGAGCCACCTTCTGGCTGGGGTCTCTTTATATCATGTCCTTCGGCCCTTAGGGAGGCTCTACCTTTGTCGTTTAGGCCGCCAGATTTTGACTTCCCGGCAGACCTTTCCCAAGCTGGGGTCTTAAACCCGACCATTGGACACCTCAAGGATTCTACGGCACCACGTGAGAAGTTCGTCCTCACGCATGTCAGACTTCATGCGATTGACTATATCACAAACAAACTGAACATTCCCCCGCAAATATCCCCGTTTGCTATCAATCCTGTCAATGCTTATGTTTGTGTTAAGCCTGCCCCGGCCTGCAATATGTGTCATTTTGACACCTGATATGGCGCAAAAACCATCTTGATCCTCGTAAAGTTGAAGCAAGTATCCCATGTCAATATTAAACCCAAGATTTTGTTTTCTGCCTGCTGAGTGGTTAAGTATACCAGATATAAAATTTTTAGGACTACTTGATCTTCTTTCCGCTTTTGTTTGGCTATTCTTTTTGTTATTTATCTTTAATTTAGAGAGTACACACAATTTGCATCTTGACCTGTATTTTTTAGTTCCATCGGGAAAACAGCCATTGCAATAAAATTCAGAAAGCGGCTTGTCATTGTGACAAAATTTACAAACCTGACTTCCTTTGGACATGATCTCAAAGTGGACTGGGCGCTTTTTTTGTTGGCGAACACGAACGCGCCTACAGCTTTTGCAATACGGTCGGTATCTGATAGCCCCATCGCCCCTAACGCTATGGGTGTAATATTCAGAAATATCTCTGTTCACTCCACATTTTGAGCAAACTGAAGGAGACAAGTCCCCTGTGTGCCGAATGATGTATGAATTAAACTTTTGCATACAGCGTAGATATCACAAGTCGCAGGCTTTGTCATTATTATTTTGCCACGAACTTCACTCTTCCCGGCAGACCGTTGCCAAACGGGAGTCTTTGCCATTTACCCCTCCTATAAAAACGGGGACGCAATGGCCCCCGCTATAGTGCCCTAGACAGGCTTACAGTGCCTAGACTGGGTTACCCCGCCTGGCCAGGAACGCAACGATTAGGTCAGGCTGCCAGAGATGTTGCGGCCCGCAGGCGCAGTGCCCTTGGCAGCAGACGACATCGGGCTGGTATCCGAACCCGCACGGCCACCAGACTTACGTGGCATACGAGCAGCGCTCATCTTGGCCTTCGTGCCAGCAACCTTGCCGACAGTCTTGCCGCCACGCTTGCGCTCTTCAGCTTCGTCGTTGACCTTCGACTGGAAAGTAAAGCGATCATTCTTCTTGGCTTCGTCTTGCGCCATTTGGTTGACGCCGCCTGACGCGCGCTTGCTACGACCCTTCATGTGAACCTCCTATTAAGCGTTCTCAGCTTGAATGTAACGGACAATAAGGTCACCAACACCAGTGCCAGTGTTCGTTGCCTTCGCGTAGATGATGATGTCAGACGTGCCGGTGTTCGACCAAAGCGCGGAGCGAGTAGCATCTGTTCCCGGCGTCAGCGCAGTAATGCCAACGTTGGCAACCGAAGTAGCCGCGACGAGGTCGGTCGGCGTAGCTGCTGTCGTGCCAAGGCTGATGTTGGACGAAGCGCCGTCAAAACCAACAGTGTTCAGGATTTGAATTTGAACGATGTGGCTCTTGGCGGGGATGACAATGCCGGTAGAAGCTGCCGTAGCAATACCAGCCTGCGTGATCGAAGCTGTCTGGGCCATCATGACGAAACCGACGTTCTTGATCGTACCAGCAGTGGTGCCGGTCGTATTCAGAACATCACCCGCCTTGATAGGCCCAGTGAATGTAACAATGCTCATAAGAGCCTCCTGCACGATAAGATCACGCCGTCTGTGCAGATGTCCGCTAGGCCGGTCTGCGTGATCAAGCACCTAGAACTGCCGTTATCGGAATGCTGGGTGAGATACTCAACTGCCGATAACAGAACCTTTGGGTCATCTTGGAACTTGCCAAGACCTGTGTTGCACTCAAAACAGAGAAGCGCCCTAACTTTCCCTGTTTTATGGTCATGGTCAACAGCAAGAGCCTTAACCGTACCATTCCTCATATGGGTTTCTGCCCGGTCGCAAATGGCACACTTACCACCCTGCGCGACTAGCATATTACCATAATCAGCGAGCGAAATGCCATATGACTGTTGAAGGTAAGAGTTTTTCCAGACCAGTGGGTTTTGTTCGCGGTGGGCCTTCATGTAGGCTTTCCGCTCCCCTTGATCCTTGTAGTCAAACTTACCGTCAACCCCACTCTGCATCTCTAGGTTGTCCATGCGCAAGTTCAACGTATTGTTGTCCTTGAACGTGATACGACCAATTGGCCACTCGCCGTAAGAAAGAATCCAAGCAATCTGCGTAGCCGGGATGTTCCAACCGCTGTACCGGATGTACCGATACGAGGCCGAAACACCCTCTTTTGCCTTGCGCGTCGCCTTGACCGCTCCAGCTTCACTACCGGCCCTAACATTCCTGGCGGGGCTGGTAAGCCAGTAAAACTTGCCTGTCTCCTCATCATGCCGAAGGATCGACGAGATTTGGTCGTAGGTAAGAGTGTTACGGTATTCCATAGTCGCTCTCCTCAACCCCTTAAGTGGGGATATTGTTTTTATATCCTTTCTTGGGAGCCTTGTAAAGCGACTATGGAAGTTTTCCTTCTTGGGCTAAAACCCCTGTAATATCATCAGGTTGGGAACGACCCGAAGATAGAACGGAAGTTGTAGTAGCCGAAGCTATACCGCTCGTAGCCCTTCACGAGAAGGTTATCGGTCACAAAATCCACTTGCATGTCTGTTTCGAACTTCACTCTCTCCATGTAGGAAAGACCGTCGATGTTCGTAAGCAGGAACCAAGCGCGAGCTGACGTCAGGAAGTCGTTGACCAGATATCCTTCCGGCAAACCACCGGCTGTGGACATAATGGCATTGATATCGTTGTCAGCAGTGCCTGGGCGCAGTTCGGTCTTCGTCAGACGAATAGCAACTGGCTCCAGCTGAGGCGGAACAACGAGCTTGCGACCGCGCGCAAACACCTTGAGGCCAGCTTGGTCCTTGAAGTTGGTACGGATCGAGATCATGCCGTTCAGCAGGGTCGACTCATTGAGATCAACGTCTGTTGCAGGGCGGTTCGAAACCGTGCCACCGTCAATAGGATGGTCAGTTGCGCAGAGAGCCTTGCCGTCACCACCGATGGACGCATTATACGTCGTCGCAGTGTTGAGGATGTTGGCTCCGTAGATTTCCTTCGTCTGCTGGAAGGACTCGATCAGACCAAGGTTCGACGGGGCGAACTGGGTCTTGTAGAGGTTATCGTCAATAGCCTTGCGAGTGATCGCGTAGCCAAGGGCGATTTCCGTGTGCTCTTGGTTGTAGATGAACCGCTCGCCAGCGCCGTTGTCGAAGGAGGTCTGGCCACCTTCAGTCTTGAGCTGGGCGAGACCCAGGAAACGCATTTCCGCAGTGCGTTCGAGGGCCATTTTCGATTCATGCTTGACGAAAATCTTGTCATACTGCGACGAGATCATTTCGTACTTGCCTTCCACGCCCCGGAGTCCGGGGAGCAGAAGGTCCTTAATGGAACTGAGATTGACAGCCATTTACCTTGCTCCCTTAGACGCCATCAGTGGTGCGTGTGCTGGAATAGTTGAACGCGACGATGATCTGATTGTACGCAGAAGTATAATCAGTACCGTTAGCACCCGGTGGATCAGTGACCAGAGCGACAACGCGGAAAGGCAGTGTGGCGGTGGTGTTGGGGGTTTCAACATACATGCCAGAGATGCCGCTGGTGGCATTACCCGTGCCAACGTTGAGCTGGATGTTTGCGTTGATGGCAGAGATACCGACAGCCGTGCCGCCAGCCTGAACCAAGAACTTCGCGTTCGGGTCGTTGACAATGTAGGCTTCAACGTCGGGAGCGGTCGAAGCAACATCACTGCCTGGCCACCAATTAGACCAAACTGTACGCTTCATGGATGTCGAGAGGTACTTGCAACCGACGAAGATGCCCGCAACCTGAACCGTCGAAGCAGTAGCCTGACCGATGTAGCCAGACGAGAGCGGGATAACCGCATCGCCAAAATAGATCGGGGTTGTGTTGTTGTAGGCGACACGCATGGTCACTTGTTCATAGGTAGGGGCTGAACCCGTACCCGAAATCTGCCTGAAGCCAAAAGGCGCGTTGGTATTTGCCATTACGGCGTCTCCTTTTTAGGGAGCGTCCCTTTACCACACGCCGGGGCGGCTACAGGACAAAGATAGTGCGAAATCCTCACGCCGGGGAGGATATACTCTCCACTATATACGAAATTTAGAAAATCAACAGCATTTAATTAAATCAAATTGTTTTTTGGGAAAAAAGGTCAAAGCTCCTCCCTCCGTCTACCCTCCCTCCCCTTGATTGTGGGGAGAGACCCTTGCGGGTGTCACGGTCAGGGGAGAGCTCTTGTTTCCCGTATAGCACCGATGCCTTGGTGGTATTCCCACCTAACGTTTGGCCAGAACGCTCCCTAGCACCTTGAGGGTACTAATCTAGGGGGTATGTAGTTCGGTGTTGCTCCCTAGCCAGCTCGGCGTCGGGACGGTTGGAGGGTGAAGACCCGCGAGAAACTCATACCCAGCGCTTTTCGACCACTGGCAGTCGCGGGCAACGGATATCGGACCATCCCCGAAGGCACACCGCCAAACCAACAAACACTCACTCAATCGGCAGAACCGGGTGAGTTTATTTGCTTTCCGACTGGCTGGGGGAGGTTGACGGCTGGGAGAGGAACTATATAATCCTCTTCAAGCTGTTCCTTTCCGGGCGGTCGGATGGTTCAGTGAACCCGGCAGAGCTGATTACTCTGTCGGGTTCATTTTTTTATAATACACATGTTTCCAGAAAAGAAAAGAGCCGCACTTGGCGACCCCCTTGGGTAAAAACCCTTTGATATCAATCCCTAGGCACTGGGATCGACTCGTAGCTCTTCTTGATCTTGGTCAAGTTATCGCTTTTGTTGCTGCGCTCGAAGGTACCATCAGGGGCATTGTTGAGCTGCTGCTCCTTAACCCTGACCTGATTCCGAGCCTTGCGGTACTCAATGTCGCGAATCTCATCCGAAATTGAGGCTGGGCGCATCATCAGGGACATTCCCTTGCGCTCAATGGTGGGGTGATTCCCCATACCGGGCATCATCTCTGGGTGATATGAGGTCGGAACGTTTTCCCAGCCGGAACGAGCCAAGGCGACCTGATAAGCGGGGTCTTCCTGACCCAAGACCGTCTTGCGTTTCCACTCGTAGGTCCAGCCATCCGGTGCCCTTGGAGCGGAGAACTCATCCGTACCCTCATCCAGATCACCAATGTGTCCGCGAATCTGTGCCGCACGACGGGCAGCAGCCTCACGGGGGTCTTCAGCGCGCATGGTAGGGCGCATAGCGGGCTGGATTGCAGATACAAAAGGTTCATTGGAAACTGCATTAAACCCGTCTTCCGCAAAGGATGGGTTTTCCGTAGTTTCTGCCTGGCCAGGGATTGTGATGTTGAGATCAGCCTTCTTGCCCGGAGGGCGACCACGGCGCTTCACTGGCTTTTCACGGGTATCAGTCATGTTCATTCTCCTTAATTAGGGCGATTCTTTTCGCGCAGCATCTCTAGGTAGTACTCTTTAGGGGTAAGGCCGCTAATCTTAGCGTACTCAACCTGTTCTCTAGTCAAGCGAATCTCATTTGGACGCTGACCAGACCCATTCCCGGAGCGAGTAACAGGTGCTGCCGGTGGAGATTGACGACGCTGCATAGGCTTGGCTGCCTCCGAAAAGACCTCAGTATCATCATCCACCGGCTCGGAAGGCGAACCAATCCCAAGGCGCTTCTCGATGAACTTGAAGTACTCTTTGCTCTCAGCCTTAATGCCCATATCGACCGCGTCATCATGAGCACGGCCCATAATACGCAGGCTGCGCGCATCACCGAGGTCATCCTGATGCTCCTTAAGCCACTCAGCCGACTTGGGCGTGACGCGGGTAATCAGGTCTTCGACGGTAAAGTCCTTTTGCTGCGGAGGAGGAACAACCTGTTTGGGCTTGTTCTTCATGTCATTGAAGCCATTCTCCAACTGGAGGAGCTTCGCAGCATTGGTGGACATGGCTTCTTGGATTTCGGCAACCCGGTCGTAGTCACCGCTCGCCATCGAGTCGCGATAGTTCATCTTTAGGATGTCTTGGTCGCGCTTGATCGTCGAAATAGCGTTCCCAACCAAGTGAAGGTGGGTGTCATCCATTTCGTTAGAAGCCGATGATGCCTGAGCGATCGCTGCCCTGGCTCGGCTTTCTGCTTCATTGGCCCGGTCCTTCTCCTGCTTCAGCTTGCGCTTGAGCTTCTCCAGAGCGGCAGCAGGGTCAACATCTTTCTTCTTGGAGCCGTCTTCCGAATCACTGGAAGCATTGTCCTCAATGACGATAACCTCGGGGTCGTTTTCAACCTTAGAAATATCACCGGGGTTAATTTCGATCAGTTCATCATTATCAGTCATTTAAGTCTCCTTACCAAACACGGTCTGGGTGGTCAGCTTGACCCTTTACACTCACATCTTCAATCATCCGGCAAAGGACGTTGTTGACCGTGATGCTCCAACCGTCATTTGGGCGGAACACAATCCAGTCACCCTCTTCAATTGCCATGTCTTCAAACCAGACACCCGTAGGATCGTCAAAAGCAGTTGGCCCCTTCTTGAGAACCAAACCAACTTTAGATTGGAAACGGTCTTCATCGGTCGTCTTATCTGTAAGGATGATGCCACTTTTTGTCTTTTGAGGGCGGATATAAACAGCGACAAGAACCTGATTATTGAAGATGTTTAGGCCCGAAATGTCACCAATTTCTTCCAGAAGAGCCGTTTTAGGGTCAACTTCATGGTCCATTACCATATAAGGCATATGCACTTTCCCTATTTTTCAACGCCATTGGCGATAGATTCAGCATCATCCGACAGCTGTAAAGCCAGACGAAGCCCTTCGATAATACCTACTTGGTGTTTATATGCTGGAAAATCATCAGCAGACGAGCCACGGGACAAATTATCTTTACGTCGCTCGATTTCGTCAAGAATAAGCTTCTGTAGTTCGTGCTGATAGAACACTTGGTAGGTTAACATGACCACTCCCCGTGTGGTTCCCCGAATATGAAGTGAGATGGAGGAGTCGGGGAAACCCCTCCATCTCTATCTACAAGGCGGGAGATACGCCCTGCAAATTACTTGTGCGCTTGGATTTCAGTCTTTTCCAAACGGCCACGCGCGCCACCAGCACCAGCGTCCATGTCCTTATAAGAGCGATAAACCTTGCCACCGGCCTTACGAGGCATAGGCATACCACCCGGAGGAGGCCCTGGAGGCATTGGCATGGGAGCAGCGCCGCCAATCGGGGGCAGACCACCCGGCATACCGCCCGGAGCAGAAACAGGAACGGGCATCATTCCCGGAGGCTTACCAAGACCCGGAGGCGGCATCATGTTGTCCCCACCCGGCTTCTGGCCCGCAGCGATCATGATGTTGATGGCAGTCTTGCCCTTGCCTTTGGCTCGGCCCCCTGTCTTGCGACCCATAGGGTTCATCGGCGCATTACCCATTGGGGCACCACCGCCCATCGGAGCACCCATTCCCATAGCAGGAGGAGTGTTGAACGAAGGCATCGCGCCCGGATAATTCTGCATTCCAGGCATACCGCCGCCCATCGCGCCGCCGCCAAACTTGGCAGTACGGCCACCAACGGCACCGGGAACCTTGCCAGGATAGCTAGGGCCAGTGAAAACACCACCGCCGGTCTGTTTCTTGGTGCGAGCAGACGGCTTAATCATCTTCTTGATGAGAGCCTTGTCCATTGCCACATCTTCATGGGCCTTGGACTTGCCGCCAGACCTCCGAGCGACGGGAGCCGCATCCAAACTCTTAGGGCGAGGTGGGGGAGTTGGCACAGCCTTAGGAGTTGGCGCTGGCTCTGGCGTATCATCAATCCTAATCATATCCCCGATTGGGTCAGTCTTTCCCTTCTCGGGTTCTTTAATGTTGTTGCTGCCACCGAGGCTCCGATGCTTCTGCCCAACAGTTCCGCCCTTCTTATATCCACCGATATGGGCCTTGCCACCGGGGCGCTCTTCGTTGGCTTCCTTGGCATCACGGTTAATCATGCTATTCGCGGTCAGGGCCGAGCCACCGGACTTGCGGGGCATAC